CACCACCAGATGAAACATTACTATCATATCCTACCACTCCACCCTCAATCATAATACCTGCTACGATAAGAGGTTGTAGTGGTTTAGCTTCTTTACCTTCGTATACTTCTCTTTGACTCTTAATAAGTTGTCTCTCTTTAACTAGATTATCTAAGTTAACTCTCTCAACAACTTTAAACCAAGTCCCACCTCCAGCATCTTGTAATGCCTTAATCATGAATACTTCTGAACCTTGTGATACTGCAGTGCTAAGATCAGCAAAGCGATCATTTGGTTTTCTTTGTCCTGTTAGATCTCCAAACTTATAAACAGCAACTGGAATTTGATCTCCAGCAGGAGGTGCAAGATTAATTAGATCATTCTGTCTCTTTTTATAAATTGGAGTTGGCATTTCTGTCTTGAGCTCGTCTCTGTAATCCCTAGGAACAGAGTTACAGCCAACAAGCATCAACAATACAACCCCTGCAGTTAATAATATCTTCATATACCTAAACTTCCTACCGGTACAGTTATATCAGTAGTCATACCACCTGAATCTGTAATAATTAAATGTATACCATCTGTCGTTTGTTCCCAGAATATATTGGAACCAGCAACGTCGAAATTACCGTTAGTCTCACCAGTATTAGAAAATAACTTTTCTGCAACTTTCTGAGATATTGTAGCATAAATTCTACTCTCAAGATTATTTAAGAACTTAGCTAGATTTGTGTTCTTAGCATCAGCGGCCGCTTTGGCAGCAGCAGCTTTTTGATCTTCCATTATCTTCATCTTACGAGTGTATTCTTGGTTCTCAATAGTAAGAACATGAGAAGACCAACCTTCACCAGAGAATGAAGGGTTGTTAAACTTGAATACCATCTCAGAAGCTGAAGCTGGTGTTATTATTAAAAAACCTGCTAAGACAAACCTGTTCATAAATACCTCCGTGATATTTATAAATTTAATATGAATTTTAGATGAATTTAGTTGATGGAGATATTATAATGGCTAATTTAGACGAATTATCCGCTAAAGATGTATCAGAAGCACGAGCACTTCATACAGAGCTTGTCAAAAAAGGTGACTTAACTGCTAGTCATTTTATATATTGGTACTCATGGTTTTGGGCATTAAGCTCAACTGTGTACTTCTTCTGTATAACATTTATACATCTACCAGAAGGTGGTAGAGATTTTGCAAACATAATCTTAGGATTCTTGCTTGGTACTGCTGTTGCTACCATCATTGGATTCTTCTATGGAAACAGCAATAAAGGAGCTTAAAAATGGCGGCTGCTAAAACATTAGAAAAAGGTTCAAAGTACGCTCAGTTTGATGTTGATGGTGATGGTACTGTTAGTGATGAGGAAATGAAAAAAGCTGAACATATGATTGAGTTTGAAAATAAGGACAAAAAAGAAGACCAGTTAAGAAGAATGGCTTGGGTTGCCATGCTCTCAATGGTCCTCTTTACTCTTATTTTATTTTCTCCACTTGTAGAAGTAGCTAGAGTTTCTGCTCTTGCCAGCCTTCTACAAATGTTTTATATTGCACAAGCTGGTGTTGTTGCAACATTCTTTGGTGCTAGTGCATACGTAGCACAAAAGTAATCAAAGATTGCCTGGTCTAGACATAGGATCAATCCCTGGTTTTTTATCGTCAGATGTAACAATATAATTGACGGTAGAAATCAGGGATTTCTTTTTCTCAATATCCCATTCTTTAAGATAATCGTTTTCCTTATCAAAAAGAACTAGATAATCATCTTCAGTGATCTCAGTAACACGAGAAATAGTCTCACCAAGCCATTCTTGGCTAAACTCATTTGCTTCTTCCAATGTTACTGTATCTTTAGCATGTTCTTCATTTTCACAACGAACAACATATGATGTACGATAAGAAGAAACGGCATCAACTAGAAATAGTTTCATTTGCTTTTCTTTCCATCTGTTCATATTTTGCTACAATCATCCAGCCACCAAAAGCTGTAATACACATTCCAAGTGCACTCCAGTTTCCAACTAAAATGTTGAAAACAGCAGAAGCAATAATAGAAACTAAAATTAGTAATGTAACCTTATGTAATAATTTCATTACGCGGCCCTCATTTTAAAGTTATAAAATTTGCCATCACGGTTTAGTTTTGACACAGCGTCTATCCAAGACTTGGCATCTCTTTCGTTTGGAAAATGGATTTTATCTGTAACTGTAAGTCCATTTAGTACACCTTTGGCAAGAGTCTTTTCAAACTCAACAACAATAGGAAAAAGATCTTTTCTTTCATCGTAGATAGACATGGTCACCTCCACCGGTTGCTAATAATATATAGTACGATACAAACAAAAAAAAGTCCACATAAAAATGTGGACTAGTAAAAAATATTTGGTGGACGGGGTAGGACTCGAACCTACACTAAGACCGTTATGAGCGGCCGGCTTCACCTTTAAGCTACCCGTCCTAAAATGGTATATCGTACTTTTCACCCAAGCTAATTTGTACTTGTATATTATATATCTCTTTTTTCAGTTTTTCAACTTGGCTTTTATCCTCATCCCACGTAGCATCAGAAAGACGTTTTTCGTAATCTTTTAGCTTCACAGCAAGAAGAGGAAACGGAATATATTTCACTTCCGTTTTATATGTCAAGGTACTCATTTCTTCTTACGATTATTCCGAGCTTTGCGTTTCTTGGAACCTACTTTGCGGCGTCCCTTACGAGGACGATTTTTATGAGGATGTGCCATAATTATTCCTTACTATCAAAATGTTCAATCACTTCACCATCAGCATGAGAAAGCAAATCAAAACCATGACCAGATGATACTGGTGTAGTTTGCCTTACCATCTCAATAAACTTCTCTGCTTTTTCCTTAGTATCAAAATGATAATCTACAGCTTTAGTAGCACCATTCTCATTTAAGTATCTACGAGCAATAAACAATCCTGCCATTAGTGTTTCTTCTTTAAGTTAGCTTTAAGAGAATTTACGTCAACTGGCTTATTAGTCAGTTGTTCTTTAGTAATAGTATCTATGCTTTGTTTAAATTTTGCAACAAATTTTTCTTCCTCTTCTGTAAGACGTTTAATTTGTTGATTTAACTCATTGATATATTTAATCACATAATTGAGTGATAAGCCCAACCCAAAGCTACACACCATTAAAAATATTATTAACCAAATCATCTTTCAGGAGCAAACTTATAATAGATGTCAGCTACTTTACGGATGTCATCGTTAGTACGTTCGTAGCATTCTTTATCCATAATAGCAGCTACAATAAGATGAACATCATTTTCTGAATAGTATTTACGGAGAACCTCTTTAAACCTATCCCAGAAATTAACTGGAATATTAATAACAGGTTTCGCAATATTATTCTTTTTAAACTCTAGGACTGTTCCCATCACCAAGAATCCTTTCAGCGTCTGCAACTGCTTGCTTTGCTAACGTAAGATACAATTCAGATTGAACCATCAAAGGTTTTGATGCCATATAATATACTGCATCTTCTAGAGGGTTACCTTCATTCACTTTATCAATAGCACCTTGTGCCATTGTACGAATAAAATCATCGTTAGACTCTTGTTTGATACGAAGCAATACATCCACGAGATACTGAGTCATTGAACCTGGAGGTCCTTCACGGTCAGTAAGTAGCCTACGTTTATTCATTAGTCCATCCCGATAGCTGACATATAGAGTTCGAGAAGAGCTTCTTCTTCCTGACGTTCTTCTTTTGACTTGCGACGAATAGATACAATCTTACGTATGATTTTAGCATCATAACCATTAGCTTTCAACTCTGCGTAGACATCTTTAATGTCATCAGAAGTTGATTTCTTTTCTTCTTCAAGCCTCTCAATCCGAGAAATATATTGAAGAACTTCATCTTTATTTGGTCCATTACTCATTGCATCATTTCCTTAGGTGGTGTAAACGGTCTGACTTGATCTTTTGATTGTGCTACAGCATCAATCATACTGTTAAAATCATCTGGAGGCAACACCGTTTTGTATAGTGACATTGTTAGTGACATCATTGTTGCTCCAACAACAATAGCATCATAACGATCCAACATATCATTAATAAAGGCAAGAGTTTCTGTGTATGCCAGCTTTAGTTCTTTGTTTGGATTAGTCATAATGTTTGACCAGTTTGATTTCATCGTTTGGTCTAATTACATAGCCAACAAATGATAAGAAATCTTTATATTGATCCAACATTGTTTGAATGTTAGCATCTGTGGCATCAAAGTCCATATAACACTCTCTGTCAGGGAATTGTTCCTTGTCATGATGTCCAGTAGATACACACTTAAGGATCACTTTTACTTTATATTGATTAAATTCTTCAGTCATGAACAGTACTCTCTAGTTTTTTTCCAACAATTACATTTATCACACATTGCATAAGGATTTTTTAACTTGCAAGGTGTCTTCTTAGGTTTCTTTTTACTAGTCATATTACTTTAACCATTTCTTAATCAAAATAGGACCGACTCTATAACTAGTATATGGGTTTCCAGAATTAAATCTACTGATATTTAAATAGAACCAGTCTAGGGGATGACCCCCTAGACCAATCCATTGTATTGTTATTTTATGCAGCCTCAGCATATTCGATAGCTTTGTTAAGAGCAGAGATCTTACGCTGACGATTCTGACCATACCATGCAGACTGCAAACGAGACTCATTAGTATGACCAAGAAGATGGTCAGTAGTAAATGTTACGGCATTGAAAGCATTCCACCATGAACCAGGAGCAAAGTCAGCACCAGGCTGAGTATCTACTACTGACAACACCTGCTCAGCAGGACGTGAGAGATACTCATTGTTTGCCTTAGAAAGTGTTGGGAAGATCTCGTTCAAGTAGTTGTTAAGAGTATCTTCTGTATAACGCTTGGATGAAAGAAACTCAGCTGCTTCCTTATATGTGCTCATTTTACTATGTGCAATTCCAAGAGTGCGCTTAACCATATCGGCATCAAAAACGCGACGGTGATTGAGACGTACCACAAGATCACTAGAAGTACCAAGAGCCATGGATAATGTGTTATTACAAACCACACGAATCGGAGTAAACCGAATATCAACAGACTTACCATACTCGTGAGGATTAGAAAAGAGAAGGTAGCTGTCAACTTTATCTCCACCTAGAATCTCAAATGACTCGTTTACCTTAGCAAGAGCCCAAACATTCTTACCTTCTTTAAGTGAGCCTGCAGTGTGCATTTTCATGTTGCCTTCCATAATAAAATCATGGAAGAATTCAAACGCTTCGTGATTCTGTACAGGATTCCATTCACCAGAAACTACTGAAAGAATCTTTCCATCGGAAGAACGAACCAAAGCTGAGTCTTCTGTTGGAATCTTTTGACCTTTATAATCTACATAAGTAGGAATTTTTTCAACTGTCCAATCTAGTCCAGCCTTCTCTAGCATCTGACCAGGAGTCAGATCATCAATTACTTGTACACCAAGACCGTGCCAAGGAACTTCACCTGCATAAGCCATCGTCTCTACCAAATGTGCCATTTCACCTCTCCATTATGTTGTGCACTGTTGATATTATAATAATAGGCTATTATTTTAAATTAATCAAATGTTTTTTCTAGAACAGTAAAACCATTGTTTTCTGTTGTATGGTAGTTGATAACCCATTCTCTATGGTCACGAAGGAATTCCATAATTGCTGGAAGAAGACCTTTGCCATCTTGGCAATTTGTACCGTAGGTATGCGTATCATGAAATGCCAAGTATTTGTTGACCTTGGTATGATGTTTTTCTAACTCTTGTTTGAGTTGTGAGTATTTGTGATCAGTATCGATAAACAACAAATCAGTTTGTTCGATATCTACAAGCAAAGAATTGCCTTGGATATATGCAGCATCACGATCTGCAAACTTCTGAGCTGCAATGAATAAGTTGGAAACGTTGGGATCTAAGTATAGATCATAGCTTCTCACTTTTAATGCAGAAGAAGCCAACAATGCTCTTGTTGATTGACCATCTCTGACACCAAACTCTGTTACATGATTACAAAGAGATGCAATCCCACGTAGCAAAGGCAGATGTTGATTGATATCTGATTCCCTGTTACAGGCATCGATAAATTCTTTAATTAAAGCTTCCATTAGTCACACACTGTCTGTACTTGATAGACCCAACGCCATCCATTCCAAAAACGATTAGTAACAACTTGTTGGCATACAGGATCACCATAGTAAGCAGGAGCTCCATATTGCTGTTGATAGTATCTTGGCTGGTTCATATTGTTGATCATACCACCAATAATAAGGCCACCTACAAGTCCACCAAATAAAGCTGCACCAGCATCACCACCTCCACTACCACGATAGTGTTGATGATGACCACTCCATCCACCGTGATGACGAGGACCCCATCCATCAGCTTGAGCTGATGTAATTAAAGCTACAGAAGCTACTAGTCCTAAAATAATCTTACGCATAACGCTTCTCCAAACGCTTACGATCGTAAGAGCCTTTACCCTTACGAGCACGAACAATGCGATTCTGATACTTGCGATCTGCAAGTTCTTTTGCATAAATGTTAATGTGTGTTTTCTTCATCATATTATTAATATAGCACTTTTTTAATAAAAAATCAACAGAAAAAAAATCGTGTAATTTCAATAGGTTAGTATTTTGAACCAATTGTGTATTTTGTCACCAAATTCCATTGATTCTTTTCTTTGTACGGTATTATTTTAATTTGATTAAGTGGTGCAATTGGATCTTCCACTTTATCATAATCTACAATTTCAATCAACTCCCATTCATCTAACAGATGAATGATTCTATTACGTCTAGCTATGTCACCTTCTGAAAGTGAAGATTCTTTGCCATCCAACAAGAACAATTCTTTAAAATGAACAATATAATATTTGCTTTGTTTATGTAAGATATGACAAGATTGATACAGCGTATTATCTTTTTTAGAAGCTAAGCCAATTCTAGATAAAGTTTCTCTAACTTTGAGGAAGTCTTCAGCATTTCTAAGTTTCACTTCCACCAATTGGTTTACGTTGAACATGATTACCACCTTTTATTATTCTTGTTTTTATATGGTCAATCTGCTCCCTCGTCAGCACCCTGCTGATTTCAAGAGCTCTATTGTTATTCACCTTATAATATTCTTGTATACTTTCTACGTCAGAACTCTCGATAGGCTTAGCCCACTTTGAAAATCTCTTAGAAACTCGTATACTATTTAGGTAATAATCATTTTGCAGCATAGAATCGACGTGATTTACCATGTTCATTTCGTTTGCGTGGAGGATTGTATCGATAAAATAAGATAAAGCCCGATTCACGAGGAACGGGCTGTAATCCTTTTCAGCTAAACCAGGATTCTCACTTTTTCTGATCAAATCCTGCTTTGTTGCATTGATTGCATTTACATATTCAAACGGATTCATAGAAACTCCAAAGATACCATAACTTCCGTTAAAAATGCGGTTGTATTGATTTCATGATCAGCAGCAAAAGCAGCCTGATATTGATACTTTGCTAGAAGTACAACCAATTCTGGAATGCTAGAAGGTTTGAGATAATTGTATGCCTGATCATAGAACTTACGGAACAATTGAGTGGAATCTGTATCTGAGTTCTCTCCAACCCATTTACGCATCTCACCAAAGTTCTTTGCTTTAATGTAGCCAATCAGAGTCTTAAGATTCTCATCAGCAAGATTAACAAATATACCAGAATCAATCTTACCGTTTACTGAGTATCTTTGTAGTTCATTAAGAACACGACGCCAATCAGGCACATGCTTGTTAATAAGCTCAGCAACAACAGCTTTATCAAACTCTACCCTTTCGTTAGATAGTATTCCCACTGTTCTTTTAAAGAATTGTACTGCAAGTCTAGGTAGATCGTCCTTGGAAATTTTGAAGTCAACCACGGAGCAACGTGAGTGTAATGGTTCAATGATGCGGTGCTTGAAGTTACACGTGAGTATGAAGCCGCAGTTCCTTGAGAACTCCTCCATGAAATTGCGTAGAGCTGGCTGTGTAGAGTTGGCGTTAAGGTAGTCGGCTTCGTCGAGGATGACATACTTTCTTCCCCCAC